TGGGAAGTCCATGTTTCTGAATACCAAATCCCCCGCAATATTGAACAATTCCTGATTGCCCGTCAGTAAAGGCATCATTTGTTCAACCGCTTGCTGGCGCTTAGTCTGGAATCCTGGGCCTGTGTCCATCACCACATCGTATTCGCCAACCGTCACATCGTTCAAAACCTCGCCAATCTCGTTGGCCTCGTTGATGGTGGTCATATCGGGCTGACCATCCGAACCGATAATCCGCATTACCCGCTGGGTGTCGTAAATCTTGGGAATGAGGTCAAGAATGATGCGCCCAGTTTGAGCAATGGAACGGGTCAAATTGTCGTAAAAGTGGAAGTTTGACAGATCAACCTGATTTTGCTGGCCCTGCAATGCCTTGCCTGAGATATTCCCGCTTGGCAATTGATTGGGATCCATGATGCCCAGCACCATCTGCAAATCAGCAGAAATTGCCCCCGCCGCTTCCATAATTCCTGCGGGTGGCGGCTCAGGTTGCAGTCTTACAGGTGCTGGCGCTGGTACACCTTCAATGTCCTTTTGCTTGTATCTCAGCACAGGCATTGACTTGATATTAGCCATTGCCCATTCGTTTTCGTGGCCTTCGTCTTGGCCTTCTGCCAACAACCATTTGGCCTTGGGTGCAAGCGCCACCGATTCGGTCATGCTGGTGCGCCAGAAGTTGTACATACGCTGGGGGTCTTTGGCAAACCGCACAAGACCGTATTTCTTGCGCTTGTCATCCACAATGACTTGTGCGCCATAACAAGGCACGACAGGGATATATTTCCCCGCCCAGGTCTTTTCCTCTAACACTTCCATTGCGGTCATCTTGACCCATTTCACGGCCTTGCGGAATGAGTCCCGTTCATCAACCACAGTCAACCCTGCGGCCTCAACCCGTGCAAAGAAGTTGGCGCTATCCCCAAAAGATGTTGTGCCGTCACTCAGCAAATACAGCTTGGCACGTTCACGCTCAATGTAAAAATACTCGGCAATGCGAATATCCTCTTTGGTCACCCATGCAGAGGTGTCATCCCCTGTGCTGCGTTGCTGGAAGTTAGCCCCATCGTTTGCACCTGGGTACATTTCCCGAAATATCTTTTTGTCCAGCACCGTTGTGATCAGGCAACGCTCGGCATCTGAACCATCGGGCCTGACGCTGTTGGGGTCAAAGTAGACAGTGAATGGGTTTTCAACGGCATCGATGTAGATTTCTTGATCGAATGAATCTTCCCGCACATATTTGTAATTGATGCGCCAATATCCCCAGCCCATCCTGACGGCGTAATCAAATGCGGTGTCGTAAGCGGTGTCTGCGCTGGAATTAACCTCAATGTGACGGGTGATGCCCTCAATAACCTGGGCAATTTTGTAGTCGGCAAGGTTGTTGACGGGGTGAACCTTGATTCGTGGGCGCTGTTGGCGCTGCTGGTTGGTCACCTGTCGGATGTAGGCATCAATCTTGTTGATCGTGAGACATGGGCGGCTTTCCAGATTGCGGCTATTCTGAATCTCAACAGGCCATTGGTCACCAGCGGCAAATTTGATGTCGTTTAGCGCCTCGGCTCGGTTTGTAGAATCCGAATCATTGACCAAGCGCCAAAACTTGATCGCTTCGTTAATCTTGGCGTTTGCGCCGTCTGAATCTTGGTAAGCCATATGAACCCCTTTGGGTAATTATCCCATCCATGAACCCGCTGTGGCAATCATTTGCTTCTTGCGTTTAGTAGGTTCTTTGATCATAAGTCCAATATACCGAAAGGCATCTGCCCCGTGGGAATAATGGTCGTGCAATGGGTTGCGGCTAAACTGCCCCGTGTCTGGGTCAACCTCGTACCTGTAATGTCTCAGGCAAGCCAACCCATCGGCGGTGTGTTCGCGGTCAAAGTAACAGTTCGGAAATATCGTCCTGGCGGCGTTGATAGAGTCCAGAATTGGCACTCTGGGCAAAATGGTGGTCTTGTACCCTGCCGCCCTCACAATGTCATCAATAGACCGCCCAGCCGCCGCCAAGGTCTTGTTCTCAGCGTCATGGGGTAACCAGATGGTGTCGTACACATACCCGTAGGTTTGCATGGTCGCCAAGTAATAACTAATGGTTTTCTGGGCATCCTCAATGTAGCGGATTAGCCTTGTCTCCATCCCCACAAACTGCAAGAACCAGATGGCGGTGCTATCCGACCAGCCCAAATCAAACACCGCATGGACAGGTTTGGTTGCGTCATAGGGCACTTTGGTGATGCGCCCATCCTTCTCGGCCTGTTGCATTTCCTTGGCAAAGATAGCCCCGTCCACGGTCTGGCGGCACAAGCCTTCCCAAACTTGGTTGTAAGCCTCCTCGTCCCGTGCCTTTAATGAGTCTTTTTCCAGGCGCAGGGTTTCGGGAAACCAAGGGTTGTCCGACCAGTTCACCCGCATGGTAATGCAATCCTCTGGGGGGCTTGCCACAAACCGCTGGTAAGTCTCGTCTGTTTCCAACTCAGGGTTGAACGAAATCCATATCTCAGAACCGCCCTTGCGGATGGTTGGAATTAGGATGTTCCACGATAAACGGCTGGTGGTCTGGGCTTCTTCCACCCAGCAAATATCTACCCCTTCATAAGATTTGATGTTTGTTGGGTTGTTCTTTAAGCCAATAAAGCTGAATTCTGTGCCGTTGCGCCCCCTGATGCTGGCTTGGGTAATCTCATAGAACCCCAGCAGCCCAAGGCTTTCGATCTGGTCGCACAACAACTTGTGAACTGAATCCCTGATGCTGGTTTGAAACTCTCGGGCGCACAGTATGCGGATTGGGTTCTTTGCCCCCAAGATCAGTAATGCCCTGGCTATTCCCCAAGACTTTGCCCCGCCTCGCCCACCATACAGGACTTTGTAACGAGATTTCTGAAACAACCCTTGCAGCTTGACAGGAAACTCTGCCTTGGCAATTGCGTCTGATACATCACTCATTCGGGCTTGATAAATGTGACTTGAATCCCACCCAGCAAAGGCGTTCCATCTGCGTTTTCAATGGTCGTGGCCTGTATTGCCTTGCCGTCCATCCTGTCGATGATCTCTTTGATCGCCCAAGGTTCACCCGCTTCAGCTTGGCTTACCAACTGTTCGGCAATCCCCCTCAGTCTGTGCGGCTCAGTGGTCAAAACAAGGCGCAACTTGTCATAGAACAGTCTGCCCTTTGCGGCGTTCTGGTTTCCTTGTGGTGCAGCCATTGATATAACCTGTAAGTCTTTGTGATTAAATCACTTTTTCTTTTTTGATGGGGCTTTCTTTCCCGCATCTTTCATGGCTTCCCGCTGTACAGAATAGCCAATAGCCACCGCCTGTTTGGGTGGCTTGCCAGCTTCAATCTCTGCCTTAATGTTGGCCTTCAGCGCCTTGGGGGTCATGCTTGCTATCAACGGCATTTGCCTTCTCCTTGGATAACTCGCCCAGCCAATAGTGGCAGTCTTGAATCGCGCCCGAAAGCTGAATCAAGACCGCCTCTTGTTGCTTTGCTTGCGCTTGGAGTTCTTCCAAACGCTTGTTAATGACCTCTGGGGTCATGCCTGGGCAACGTGAATTAAACCAAAATTGATGGTCAATGCCTCAGACAATGAACCAGCGCTTGCGTTGGTAATAGCAACTGTAAATGAACCAGCCGCCACTGCCACCACAGAAACCAAGTAGGTTCCCGCCGTTGCTGCCCCGCTTGCAATTGCAATTACAGGAATGTCGTATGCAGAAACAGCGCTGTTGGTGACCACAAAAGCCACTTCAGTTGCTGCCGCCAATGCCGCATTGTTGGTTACAATTTGACCCACCGATGCGTTAATAGTCACGCCTGTTGACTTGCTGGTGGCTTGGGTCACAGTTGCGGGTGCAGTCGTTAGCGAACCCGTGTTGTACCCAATTTGGCCTGATGTGGCAGCGGCATATAACGTGGCTGACCCTTTAAGGTCTTGATCTTGATATGCTGCGCCTATTGCTACTGAGTTACCCATGATATGTCCTTTAACAGTTCCAGTTTTTGAGGGATGCTTTAGCCCGTTCTGCTGGGCCTTTAGCGTTTTTAACTACCCCCTCCATCCTAGCGCAAAAACTGGCTTTTCGTCCAGCATCTGCCTTGGTCTTGGGATTTGGGGCTGGTGGCTTAAGATTTGAATTGTTTTTAGCGTTGTATTCAGCACGGCCTTTAGCGGTCATTCCCGCACCCTTTTCGGTTGGGTTATAGGTTTTCCCCTTGCCCGTGGTCTTGTGGGGTATAGACTTGTCGTGCTTTGCCATGTATTTTCCTTAGATTTTGTTTTCATCAAGACGATGATCGCCGCACCAATCGTTGACAAACACTACGGGATACCCGCCCATACTTGGAGCATGACGGCGGCAACGACCTACGTTGTAAACAGGATTTGGATTATCAATGGTTTCTGGCAAAACAGTTGTCTTAGGAACAAACCAAATGCAAGTTTTACATTTCATTCCGTTTAATCGGTTAATCCAAGGATCAGTTTGATTTTCCATGATTATTTCTTTTTGGCAGTTTTGGCTGATTCTTTGAATGCTTGGGCAGTCGGCGCACCCTTTGCCCCAGGCGACCTCATGCGCTCTGGAGTCTTACCAGCCGCCTTTTGGCGCTCTATACGTTCTTGTTTAGCGTGAATGTTGGCGTAAAGCCCAGGTTTAGTTGCCATTTTTAAGCCTCCACAACGGCGCAAATGTCCGCTTCTTGAATGATTTGATAATCCTGCCCATCAATCTTATGGGTGGGCCACTTTAAATAATCCCCATTCCCATATTTGATGAAGTCGCCAGCTTGTACGCCCTCAACATCAGGGCCAACCGCCACTATTGTCCCCTCGTTAAAGGGTTCTTTATTGTCAATGTAGATTATGTCGGAGATATGCCGCACCTGGGGGCGTACCACCACCCTGTCAAACAGAGGTTTTAGCATTTGCTTTCCTCTGGTATTTGCGCTTTTGGGGCACTTGGGTGGTTTGGTCAGTGGTGATGTCGTAAACAGGCAGGGCAACCAATTTGATCTCTATTGCCGTGTGTTGACCGCACCAATCATTTTCGTGGTGGTTCACCTGTTGCGGATTCAACCGACAGATGCCCATGATTTGCTGTGGGCGGTAATACTTACAGTTCCCGCATTTAGAATCCATTTCAGCCATTCAAAACCTCCTTTTTTGTTTGGTCAGTAAGCCCTGCCGTCTTATTCACGGTGGGGTTTACGCTTTATTGATAGCACTTGCGGTCGTGAGTGTAGCAAACACCACTTGATTTGCCACCAGTGCAATCATTGCCGCCAGACATTTTGTTAGTCATAGCATTAGGAATGCCCTTTTTGGCGCTGCCCTGCTCACCAGACTTCATGTCAGGGGCTGGGTTGCCAGCCATTTTCACTTTGTTGCCGTAGCCAGTGGGTTGGGATTTGTCCATATGGTTCATGATTTCCTCATTTCAGAGTTAAAAGATATAGGGTTGAATTAATCAGATCAGCAATTTCATCAACAATGTTTTGCAATTCTGAGTCTTGGGGGATTTCTTCTCGCGCTTCTTGCACAAACCCTTTAAGCTGGGTCAGATACTCATGCGGTGTGTCTTTGGGGTCGTGCAGTTCATCAGGAAACTTCTTCATCCTGGTGTCGTACCGCCCTTGGTAACTCTCTGCCAGACTGTCAGCCAAGTCTACGATCTTGGGGTAAAACTTGCCCAGCGCCTTGTGGGTGGCGTATTCAGTCGTTTGCAAATGCTGGAAGTGCGTGATTGTTCCCGCATGAAACAGCGTGGCGACAAATTCGGCAACTTCTTCGTTTTTCATGCGTTAACTATATCAAAAAAAGGGGGCGAACCCCCGAATGTTGGCAACTGCTACCAACAAGGCTATATTTTCGCATCAGGCAAAGGAATGTCAATAGGCCAGCAGTCTCGCAATGCATCAATTGTCCTGTGATGGGCCTTTAGCCACATTTCCTGCCGTTCTTCGCGGCTTAAATCCTTGCCCTGGTCGATCTCGTAATGACACCCCAGACACAG